GTATGTAGTAAATGTAAGAAAGAGAAGTATCCTACGCAGTTTTATAAGGATAAGAAAACTAGTGATGGTTTGGCTGAATGTTGCAAGGTTTGTAATTCTTATAGGCGGCAGGTTCGGAGCAAGAACTATAAGAGGTCTATGAGTGATCATATAGCCGATAAGACCGAAGATGGTGTTTTAATGGCTGATTACAACATAGGTATACTTAAAGCCGTTAAAAGGGTTAAGGACAAGAAGGATTTGGATGTAAGTGACCTGACTGCTTTAAAGGGTACTATCTGCGTTTACAAGGGAATACCCATTACTGCCAAGGATGTGCAGGATGCCAATAGGTTTCTGATGGAGAATTGGAAGGGGAGGCCTGGCCAGAGGGTTGTTGAACCTGATAAGGATGAGAGGTCTTTCAGCGAGAAGTTCAAGGCTATGGAGTTTAACCTGAAGGAAATGGGTTACGGTATATATAAACTCGATAAAAAATCCGGGGAAGAGGAGATACTGGAGGATGGCCAGAAGCGTGATAAATACGATTAAATGCCTTTTTGGTTACCACGCCTACCGTTATATATGGCGAAAGGGTGGGAGCAGGGTGTGTAATAACTGTTTCAAGATAATATAATAATAAAAATAATAGGGGGGTAGATGTGTTACCATTTGGATTGTTTTTTCTACTACTATTACTCTGATTAATACATGGTATAAAAAGGGCGGGCCGTGTAGGGTAGGGCTACACCCCTGTTGCGTGGTTGCGTAACTCGCCTCTTTTTATCTGCAATTATATATATATATATGATAGAGGCGATTGACAATGCTTTAGGGCTTAGTGATGCTCTTATCGCAGAGAAGAAACAGAGTAAGTTGGCTGATTATATACCGTATGGGCTGTTGCCTGAACATCTTAACACCCCGCATGGAGACTGGCAGCTTGTCTTTCATAATACGAAGAAACAGATGCGTATGTTGTCTACGGGAAACCAGGAGGGTAAGACCTTTTCCGGTGGACATGAGGATGCCTACCATTTAACGGGATTATATCCTGATTGGTGGGAAGGGACAAGATTTAACAAGCCTACTTATGGGTGGGTATGCGGTGTTGATAATGAGAAGGTAAGGGATTCATTACAGGAATTACTACTGGGCGATCCCGATGATGATAACGCCTTCGGGACGGGACTCATACCAAGGAATTGCCTGGATAGAAATAGATGCGTTAACAAGCCGCAAGTACCGGGTGCTTTCCAGAGGGTGTATGTAAAGCATATTACGGGCAGGTGGTCTAAACTTGACTTCAAGGCATATAAGCAGGGCAGGGAAGCCTTTATGTCTAAGGCAGTTGACTTTACGCATTGTGACGAAGAACCGCCAGAGGACATATTGTCGTCTATTACGGTGCGTGGGGTCACGATAGAGAACAGTATTGTGTATATAACCTGTACGCCTGAAGATGGACTTACGAAGGTCCAGATGCAGTTCAGGAACGAACTGAGACCGCACCAGGCATTTTTAACGAGTACATGGGATGACTGTCCTCATTTAACTCCTGAGAAGAGAGATCAGATTTTATCTAATATACCTGCTCACGAAAGGGAAATGAGGTCTAAAGGCATCCCTATTATTGGTACGGGGGTCGTATTTCCCATACCCAGCGAGATGATTACGGTGGATGCTTTCAGTATACCCGATCATTGGTTTCATGCCTGCGGTATAGATTTTGGCGGGTGGAATCACCCTACGGCTATGGTGTGGATTGCGTGGGACAGGGATACGGATATGGTCTATGTATATGATTGTTACAAGGCTGTTCAAAAAGAGTTGGCAATACACGCTGCCGTGCTTAATACAAAAGGCAAGAAGGATATTACTGTATTCTATCCTCATGACGGCCAAAAGTCTGGCGATAGGAATACTGGTGTCGGTATTGCTCAGTCTTACCGTGATTTGGGATGTAATATGTTTCATACATGGTTTACCAACCCGCCTCAAGATGGTATTGAAGAAGGCAGGGGAGGTAATGCGGTGGATGTGGGACTGATAAGTATGTATAACAGGATGGCAGAAGGCAGGTTCAAGGTTTTCTCCCACCTGCGTGAATGGTTTAAAGAGAAGGATACCTACCACACGAAAGAGGGTAAGGTGGTAAGGCAGAACGAGGATTTAATGAGTGCCACACGGTATGCAGAGGGTATGTTGAGGCACTCCACACCGAAGGTCCGCACCTTTATGAGGCCCGTGGCGGTGGATAATTCCTATGATCCAATGATGACCCTGTTAAATTAAGGATATATATATTATGGGAAGCGTTACAAGGGCAATAGCCGATTATGATGAAAAGACTGGAGTAGGCAAGGGAATGGGCAGGGCAGGTGCGCAGCCCAGTATCCTTGAAATGGTAACAGGAAAAGGCAAGGCAAGTCCCGATAAAAAAGAGAGGGCTTTAAGCCGTGCAGATAGCAAAGAGAGGTATAAATTACTGTTTAGCAGCTATGATGAAGAGGGAGAGGGCGATAGTTTATTATAGAAATGTGTAATAAAAGAGGAAAGGTTGAATTATGGGCGGAATAGCAAGTGCTATAACAGGCGGGCCTTCACCTGCCGAGAAAAGGGCGAAAAAAGAAGCTGCTGCTGCAAAGGCCGCTGCCGAAGCAAAGGCCGCTGCTGATAAGGCTGCCGCTGAGAAAAGGGCTGCGGAAAACGAAAAACTCGCCAAAGAGCAGAAGGTTGCCGAGGAATTAAAGGCGAAGGAATTAGTGGCCGAAAGAAAGAGGAGGCGCACCATAGGTGTTAAATCGTCTGTTCTGACATCCCCCCTTGGCGTGATAGACGAAGATAGTTTGGTGGATAAACTGGGATAAGACGGGTAAATTATTACCCGTATATACAGCGTTATGGCAAAAAAGTTAAGCATGGAAGATACCATCACGGATATTGTAGAGATGGTAAAGTCGGCTGGTGAGACCAGGGCTGAACATAAACAAATATCAGATGAGGTAAAACAGCTTATTCTTACCAAAAAAGAGGTATTAGAAGATATAAAGAAGGCACGGAAGAAAAAGGATAAGGCCCTTGTCAAGATGAGAGATGAAGAGGAATGGGCGAAAAAGGAAATTACAGGGGCAAGGAAAAGCGTTGGCCATGAAAGAAGGCTTGCTGAAGATAAGAAGAAGCTGGTTTTTGATGAGATGACTGCTGATATTAAAGAGGAAAGGGAGAGGAACATCTGTCTCGTAAGGGAGAACAGGGAACTCGATGAGGTTATAAAGGGTAAGAGAGAGAAACTCCAGAAATTAAAGGAAGGGATTGACTGCTAATGCCATCAGCAAAACAGGTAATGGCCAGATTTGACAGACTCGATAATGAGACTGAACGCAATAATTTTAAGACTATCTGGCAGGATGCAACCGATTATGTTCATATAAGGCGCAATGAAATTATAAGCAGGAAACAGAAGGGATCGCAGCGTACCGAAAAGGTATATGATTCCACGGCAATAAGGTCTAATGATTTACTTGCTTCAAGTCTACAGGGTTCTCTTACGAGTAATTCCGCATTGTGGGCGAAGATTAAGATAGCCGGGGATGATTTTAATAGTGATGATGCTGTCAGGGGGTGGCTTGACGGGACTTCAACGGCCATGTTCAGGGCTTTTAATGATTCCAATTATACCCTTGAAATGGCAGAGTTCTTTCTCGACCTGACAAGCGTTCATACTGCGTGTGTGCTTATAGAAGAGGATACGATAGAGAAGAGAGGGTTTAACGGTCTTAACTTCAGGGCATATCCTATTATGGATTATGTTTTTGAGGAAAATCATAAGGGTATTGTTGATACCGTTATAAGGAAATGCACCTTTACGGGCAGGCAGGCGAAACAGAAATTCGGTGATAAGGCGGGGAAAAAAGTATTACAGGCGGCAAAGAAGGGCGATGAGCAGTCTTTTAACTACCTCCACCTTGTTATGCCGATTAAAGAATACGGGGGCGGCAGGTTTGGTAATCCGGGCTGGAAATTTACCGATGTGTATATATCGTGTGAAGATGAGGTCATCACCCGTAAAGGGGGTTACTTTGAATTTCCCTATGTCGTTGCGAGATGGGCAAAAGCATCAGGCGAGAAATATGGCAGAGGCCCGACTAATAACGCACTACCCGATATAAAGACACTTAATGCCGCAATTTCATATATGCTTCAGGCATGGGCAAAGGATATTAACCCTTCGAGGTTAGTGCCTGACAGTTTGGGCTTTACGATTAAAGATGTACCTGGGACTAATATACCTGTTCCAGAGAGGTTTATAGAGGCTATACAGAAGGGTGCGCTTACATCCCAGGCAAGGTGGGAAGTATCACAGCACATGGTATCTGATTTAAGGCAGGCTATTAAAGAGGCATACTTTACGGACCAGTTGCAGATACAGAAGAAGGCGCAGATGACGGCAACGGAATCCGCCATCACATTTGATTTAATGCAGAGGTTACTTGGCCCTGTTTTCGGGAAGATAGAAAAATCCGTTTTCACCCCTATGGTTGAAAGGGTATTCGGCATAATGCTCCGTGCAGAGGCGTTTGATGAAGCACCCCCTCAACTTGAAGGACAGGGACTTGAGATAGAATATGTCGGCCCCCTTGCAAGATCGCAGAGGATGGGGGAAGTTGCGGCAATACGGAAATGGCTTGAGGCACTAGGGCTTATAGGGCAGTTTCAGCCTTCCGTGTTTGATGTCCCTGATTTTGACGAGATAGCGGTAGATATGGGAAGGCTTGTCGGTGTCAAGGAAAAGTATATTAATAGTGAGGATACTATAATACAGGTTAGGGATGCCAGACAGGCGCAGATACAGCAGGACAAACAACAGGAAAGACTTATGGAAAGTGCGGATGCGATGGGAAAATTATCCGCATACCAACCGGAGGG